CGTATGAAGACTCCTGAAGCAGCAGCAAAATATCTTATAGAAAAAGAATTAGCTGGAGCTACATTCGTGTTTAATCCTGAAAAATGCTATTTGCTCGAAGGTGGATTTACTGTTAAAAAAGATGATGCTACTGCAGAAAATCCACGCAAGTATATACACAACTTAAAAGAAATAACTCGAGAAGAAGATCATTGTGTACGTACGAATCATGGCATCGATTTACCAATTCTTGGATATAGCAAAAAGGCAACAGATACTCATCTGCAAGCAGCTCGTAAAAGTTCAGAGACTCGTTGGGAAATAGTAAACAACTATCTTCGTGACAATGATATATCTGATCCTTATGAGTTTCTTGAAGCAATGTCTCAAAAGCCAAATGATGATAAGTTTATGAATCCGATCAGAACTGGAAATCTCAAAAAGGCAGACATGGTTACAACTGGTCAACTACTCTTAGTTGCAAAGGAACGTACCCTACACTATCGCCCAATATACTCAGCAGTATCATTTGACTATAAAAAGTTAAATTCAGAATCTGCAAAAACATTCTTTGAAATAATTTCTAGTAGAAAATTACTTTCTTTCAAAGAATTTGTACTTCCTGAATATAAATAAAGTTGTATAACCATGGTGGTTGTACCAGTAGATGCCAGAAATGGGTCTGCTGAACATATATAAAACTCGCTTAAAAAGGAGAAACAAAAATGAAAATAAGTACAACGTATAGGCCGTTTGGCATTGGGTTTGATCAACTCTTTCAAGAGTTTGATTCGATTAACAAAGAAAATTCGAATGTTTATCCACCTCATAACGTGGTTAAACTCGACGAAGATAGGTTTGTCATTGAGTTGGCAGTCGCTGGATTTGCTGAGTCGGAACTCGACATCGAAACTGTAGAAAATTCGCTAGTGATCACTGGTGAAAAGTCTGAAAAAGACGAAAGAGAGTATGCCCACAAGGGTATTAGCGCACGTAAATTTACTCGGCGCTTCACGTTGGCAGAGCATGTCGTCGTGAGTGGGGCTTCTCTACAAAATGGAATCCTATCAATCTCGCTTGAGAAACAGGTTCCAGAAGAGAAGAAACCTCGCAAAATTGTAATAAACAAATAAATAAAAATTAATACATAAAATTAAACCGGCAAAGATTGTTGTTTACATCTTTGCCGGTTTATGTTATAATGCTCTTACATGATTAATGGATTCTATACTTGCATCGAGCGAAAGATGAATACTCTCCTGTACAGGGGATATGACGAAGACGGACAAAAGATTTATACAACATACAGGTTTCGTCCTGTAATGTATCTCGAAAGTAAGGATAGCAATGCAAAGTGGCGGTCTCTTGATGGAGTACCACTAGAGCCTATGCGATTTGATAGCATGTCGGATTGCAGAGCATTTATTAAAAATTATGAAGGAATAGACAGTTTTAAAATTTATGGAAATGATCGTCATATACCTGCTTTTATTCAAGCAGAGTTTCCAAATGAGATTAAATATGATTCTAAAAAGATTGATGTTGTCTCTCTCGATATCGAATGTCGTTCTGACAACGGTTTCCCAGAGCCATCGGTGGCTGATCAGGAAATAACTGCGATTGGACTTAAAAGCAGTCGTCTCGACTATTATATCATTTGGGGTTTAAAGGAGTATGATCCGTCACAATCAAAAGTCCCTCATCTCAAAAAAGACTTTCGTCAATTTGACAGTGAAGTAGAGTTGTTGCAAGACTTTTTAGATTGGTGGTTTGACACTCTAAACACTCCAGATGTAGTCACTGGTTGGAACATTCGTTTGTTTGATATTCCATATCTCGTAAATCGAATCTCGCGTGTGCTTGGAATTGACAGCGCAAAAAAGATGTCGCCTTGGAGTTATGTTGAACAAAAGGCGGTAATGATCAAAGGCAAAGAAAACTTTTTATATAACTTGTATGGCATTCAACAGCTAGACTATCTTGATCTTTTTAAAAAGTTTGCGGCAAATACATATGGAGCGCAAGAGTCGTATCGTCTAGACTTTATTGCTGAAGTTGTACTTGGTCAAAATAAACTAAAGCTAGACGGAATTCAAAATCTTTTTACTCTTGTTGATAATGCAGAAGATATTAAAGTTGACGAAAATAAACAAAAAGATGAAATGACACCATTAGAAAAGTTATGCTCTTTGAGAGATAAAATTAGAACAGAAATTGCTAAACGCAAACAAAATACTTAATTTTTATGTTTGCAATTTTCATCATGCCATCGCTTTATATTACTCCCAGTAGTTTTAATATCACAATACATACATTTCTTTAAACTTTCCTTTTCTGGTACTTTATGAGGCATTTCATCGCTAAACTTATTTAAATTATCAATATAAATTGCCCATCCTTTTGTATTACATGTTTTTTCATCTTTATATTTTCTTATGAGACTGTTTATGTCATGTGCAGTTAATTCTGTATTTTTATTTAATAATTCTAAACGAGTACATTTAATTATTTTTCCAGACATAATGTGTTTCCATTTATATATTTTGGAATCTGCCATAGAATTATTATTTCCTTTAGATCTTTCAGAACAAGCATTTACAAAATCTTGTTTAAACTTTTCATAAAAAATTGATGAAGTTCTTATACCCAATTTTCTATTTCTATCAAAATGAAAAAATGTATGAATAGCAAAAGTCATTTTACTTTTATCCTTTCCTTCCGTAAACTTAGTCAGCAACAAATGGGCAACGAAATGCTCTTTAAAAGTATATGGCAAAACATAAGTTCCGCCGAAACATCTTGGAAGAATATGATGTCTTTCATGTAAATTTTGATTATAAACTCTATTCTCAGCAATTATTTTTTTAGCTAATCTTATGTAAGCATAAAAATATTTATTTTTAATTGCCCTATTATATTCTAATATTTCCTTCAACATAATTATAAATTATTTATAAAATGACAGATCTCAACATTGACGCATTATTTGCCACAAATTTATCTAACTTAGATTTAGATGAACTAATTTTACTGGAAAAAAAGGTTACCGAAGAAGCAAATTTAAGTGCCTATACGCTTGCTATCGACTATAACATTGTAGACATTGAACTTATTGAACGTTTAGAAGCCAAACTCGGTCTAATCAACCTCGTGTTTACACTTGCATACTTTGGCGGTGTAAACTATAACGATACACTTGGGACTGTTGCAATCTGGGACAGCATCATCTTTAGAAAGCTAGCGAGTCGTAAGATAGCAATTCCTCCGAACTCTCGTTCGTTTAAGACTGACTATGCTGGAGGATTTGTTAAAGATCCTCATGTCGGTCGTCACGAATGGGTTATGAGTTTTGACCTTAACAGTCTCTATCCAAATCTCATCGTACAATACAACATGAGTCCAGAGACTATTGTGCCGCACATGAAGGTTGCAGAGTTGCAACACGACGGAGTAGAAAAGATACTACACAGCGATCGTGAATGGGCTCCTGAAGACAATCTTGCTATTGCAGCAAACGGAGCAGCATTCAGACGAGACAAGCAGGGCATCGTTCCTGAAATTATCGAAGAACTCTATGGTCAGCGTGTTGATGTAAAAAAGAGCATGCTTGACTATGAAAAGCAAGCAGAGCTTGTTGATAAAAACAGCAAACAATATCGTGATCTTCAAATCAAAATTGATCTTGCAAACAATCGTCAGATGTGTCTCAAGATTCTGCTAAACAGTCTCTATGGTGCTATCGCAAATCCATATATGAGATATTTTAGTATCGACGTAGCTGAAGGCATCACGCTAGCAGGTCAACTCGCTATTCATACTGCAGAGCGTGCAGTAAATGAATATCTGTCTAAGGCATTAAAAGATGTTAAGCCTAAAGATCGTGTGACAGCTTCTGATACAGACTCTATCTACATCAACCTTTCAGATGTCATAAAGCAATGTTCACCCAAAGATCCTCATGCGTTTCTTGTAAAGTTTGGAAAAGAAGCTCTTGAACCTGTAATTCGTGCAGCATACGATTCTCTAGCAATCAAGACAAACGCCTATAAAAATCGAATGGTTATGAAGGTTGAAAAGATTAGCAGTGTCGCTATCTTTACAGCTAAGAAACGCTATCTGCTAAATGTTCTTAGCAGTGAAGGTGTTGAATATGCAGAGCCAAAGATTGTTATGAAAGGCATCGAAGCTATCAAGAGCAGTACTCCTAAAATCTGTCGTGAAGCTTTCAAAAAGATTTTTAAGATTTTAGTTACTGGTTCAGAGTCTGATATTCAATCAGAAGTTTCAAAGTTTCGTGATGTGTTTGACCA